CGATACGCTGGACGCGGATAAGGAATACACGCTGTACGAAGTGCACATAGACTACGATGTGGAAGGGTTGGTGGAAGCCGCACCGTTGCCGTTCATGATTACCATCGACAGTGAAACCGGCAAGGTTCTGAGCATTTACAGGAACTGGAAAGAAACGGATCGGCTGCAACGTAAACGCATTCGGTTTACGCACAAGAAATTTCTCCCCGGCTTTGGGTTTTATGGATTCGGGTTGCTGCACTGCATCGGCAATTTGGGAGATGCGGCAAGCGAAATCCTGCGTATTTTGATTGATTCCGGTGCATTTGCCACGTTGCAAGGCGGGTTCAAGTCCATTGACGCGAAGATCAAGGGCGATGTAATTCTGCAGCCCGGTCAGTGGCAAGACACCGAGATGACGGCGGATGAGTTGCAACGTGCGTTCTACACGCCCCCGTGGAAAGAACCCAGCCCAACGCTTGAGAAGTTGTTGGGAGTACTGGTTGAAGCAGGGCAGAAATTTGCATCCACTACGGAAACGATGACGGGCGATGCTGCAACGACTGGCCCGGTGGGGACGATGGTTGCGCAGATCGAACAGGGGAGCAAGGTGTTCTCCGGCATTCACAAACGCTTGCACAAGGCGTTTGGTGACGAGTTCTTGCACATTGCCGAGTTGAACGGCGAACACCTGCCCGACGCCTATCCGTATCGTATGCAGACGCAAGACCAAAACGTGCTTCGTGCGTACTTTGTCGGACGCGTTGACAGCATTCCTGTATCCGACCCGAAAATCTTTACCAGCGCACAACGTATCGCACTGGCGAAGTCGGCGTTCCAGATGAGGACGCAGTTGCCTGATATGGGCGACCGGCGTGAAGCGGCGGTGCAGTTGCTGACGGCGCTGCGTTATCCAAACCCGGAGAAGATATTTCCCAAACCAGCCGATGCGCAACGTGTTGACCCACATAACGCTCACGCGCCTTGTAGCGAAGGTTTCCCGACTCAAAGTCGCCTTCCATGCCAGTCTTCATAGCCACACGCTCAATGTACTTCAGACCATCGGCGCAGTCAGTGCACAGAAAAAACTGATCCGGGTCAGTGAAGTAGTGGTTCATCTTCACGCCCTGTGCGCTCAGAATACCCATTTGCTTCACAGCGTTGATGTCACGATCCGACGTTCCGGGACGCTCATCACCACCCAGCAGACGACGGGCGACGAATTGCAGTTGGATCGGAATGTTCAGGCTCTTAACCTTCAGCGCCATCGGGATGCCCCGGTCATCAACTGCTTGACCAATCAGGATGAGCATGTCTTCCAGCGAGGTTTCTGCCAGATCAGCAGCAGTAGACAGCAGGTTCGATCCGTTCACGCCACTCTTGGTCGGATGCGAGGCCGAAAACAACGGTTTGCCGTCACCACCAGCGTAGTTCGTGTCGTATCCGTTGTTGATGACGTTAGCGGCTTTGACGTTCTTTGTGTACTGCATTGAACGGGCCAGCGCCTTACTCATCTTCGAACCAAGGTCGCCGTACAGGTTATCTTCCATTGCTTCTTCAGTCAGCGCGAACGCCAGAGCAACAGTTTCAAAAATGTACCGCGACACGTAGCTTTCCGACGCTTGGTCATACTGAACCGCAGCGCCTTCAGCTTTTACTTCCGCACCACCAAACCCAGTCATCAGGACATCTTCGACATAGGCGCGGTTGGACTCCTTATTGACGGTCAGGAATTCCCGCCACTCTTCAGGATACTGCTTGTACTCCAGACCAAAAACTGCGTTAAGGCCGGGGACGAGTTGCTTACGAATTAGTGCGCGATTGATAGCCATGATTTATCCCCTTATACGCCGGTCGTGGTCAGGAACAGATGCTCATTAAACTTGACTTCGAGCTTCGTGTTCGTGAAACCAACAGGGTTGTTAGCGAGTGCGCGGATTCCAAGGATACGGAACTGCGCCGTGCCGGAGCCGGTGCCAGACGTAACGTTCAGGGACGAACCAGACTGACCAGTGAAGTTGCTGCCGGTGCCCACGACGTGATCGGCGTTCATTCCGACCATATCCTGCACCACAACAGTCGTTGCGTCAGAAGTCACGTCATACGTGATGTTCGGGTCGTCGTACACGTAAGCCGTAATTTGCGTCCCGGTAATGACAGCGGTACTTGCAGGCCAGTTGGGGGCAAACTTGATCGTGTTATCGCTAGACGCGACATACGCGCAACCAGCAAAGATGCCGATAGCAGTAGCGCCAGAACCTGCGACACCAATTTCAATGGTTCCGTCAGAGTTCAACAGCACCATGTCGCCGGTGTAAAAGTTGTCGTTGAAGCCAGTGGTACCAGAGGTAAGAATTTGGTACGCATTGGCGCGAATAACGCCCCCCGCAATGTGGCGAAGCGGCGTAAACCCGGAAAATCCAAACGAGTTTGCTGCCATGAGAAACCTCCATAAAACGAAATTGAAAAGAAACCCGCTTCCTCTCTACTCTCGCTCGACTGAAAGTTCTACACGTCAGCGCCACCGGATTTGCCCTTTAAAATAAAAAGAGCACACCGTGATGTGCCCTTTCTACTCCACCTTTTAGGGGATGTCAACTATCCCCGTCAGCCATCGGTTTTACCTCCCGCACCAGCTTGCTGGAACGTTCCTGCGTGATCTGCATGGACGGGTGGCTTTGCGCCTGCAGTTCTGTCTCAATAGCACTGGTCACACGGCGTGTCTCACCCGCGTAAAACTTACGGCGTTTTTCCACCATTTTGGTAGGCATCTCGCACAGCACCATACCCTCGACACCAATGGTTCCCGCCCATTTCCCATGCGCAATAGTGGGTGCTTGGTATGACGATGGCACCGTAGATGCCGCACGCGGCTTCCACCCCTCACGGAACTTGCGGGACGTATTTGTCGGGTCTGGGTCGTTGCGGATAGCAACCCTGATCCACCGCTGTGCAAAACCGGGGTAGCGTTATTACGCTGGTTGCGCTGGCGGCTAACCTCTGGTCTGTAAACGGTGTTTTGATTGGGTCTGGTACTGTTGCCACGCCGTTCTCGTAATATTGCAAGTGTGGGGGGCGGGATAACCCGCCTCCTGCAACGCATAGGAGTTTTTTATGGCTAATGCTTTTGCGGTACAGATTCTTCAACAAGGGGCGCGTAACGCAATTGTTAAGCTAACGGGGTTGCTGGATACGTCGGATGAAGCGCGCACGATCAAAGTGGATGTAAGTGCGTTGGTGCCTTCATGCTCACTTATTCGCATAGATAAAATTCAGTGGCAAATCAGTTCGCAACTGACGGTAAAGTTGGATTGGGATGCTACGACGCCTGTGTTGATAACTACACTTGTCGGTTCACAACACGCAAAATATCGGGATTTTGGGGGGTTGTATAATAACGCTGGCACTGGTGTTACTGGCGATATTTTCCTGACTACAGTTGGATGGGCTAGTGGCGTTCAATCGTACACAATCGTGTTGTCGATGGTTAAAGACGCGTAGGCTATATAAATGGCAACTTCTGGCACGTATAGCTGGTCGCCCGAACTTGTTGAAATATACGACGAGGCGTTTGAACGTTGTGGCGTTCCGTTAGAAACGCTTGATGGGCGTCATTTGCGTGCTGCTCGGCGGTCAATGGAATTTATGTTGTCCGCGATGGCGAACATCGGTATTTTGTTGTGGGCGGTTGACCAGCAGACACAGCTACTGACCGAAGCGGTGCCGACGTACAACACCCCCGTTGGAACAATAGCCATCCTCGACATGGTGCTGCGTCGTGACGGTCTTGATGTGAACGTGTTTCCTATGCAACGCGACGAGTATTTGGCAATCCCCAGCAAGACGCAGGAAGGGTTGCCTAGTCGGTATTATTTCGACCGTCAGGAAACGACACCTACGATCACACTGTGGTCGAATCCAATACTGAGCACGGATCAGATCATCTACTACCGACTGCGTCGTTTGCAAGATGCGGGGGATGCGACAAACACACTTGACGTGCCGTATCGGTGGCAGGAAACAATGTGTGCGGGGTTGGCGGCGCGATTGGCGTTAAAGTTTGCACCTGACAAATATCAGTTGTTGAAGGGGGATTACGAACAACACTTGCGAATGGCGCTGCAGGAAGATCGTCAACGTTCGCCCACTATGATTCGCCCTAAATTTGGGATGCGGCGGTAGTGGCTGGATATGCAAAAGGCTTATATGCGATTGCTGAATGTCAACAGTGCGGCTTTAGGTTCAAACTGTCGCAGTTGCGTAGTGACGGTCAAACGCCTAATTTGCTTGTCTGTCGCATTTGCTACGACATAAAAAACGAAGCGGAATATCCCATAAATATGTCGGACAATACTGCGCTGTATCACCCTGCTCCCGATTTAGATGCGGCTGCTTCTCGCGTGTTGGAAGACACTACGCCGATAGCTGAGTTGTTGTTCCCCGGTGAGCCTGTATTTGGGGGCGAAACATGAACTACGCAGCACTTTCACAGATGATTCAGGACGGAGTAGAAAACGCCGAGACTTCGTTTGTTGCGCATATCCCCGATTTTGTTAAAGCGGCGGAGCAACGTATTTATCAAGCGGTGCAGCTTCCGGCTACACGCAAGCGTTCTACAGGCACGGCGACTGCTGGTAATAGGTATTTGGAAGTGCCAGCCGACTTTTTGGCGGCGTTCGCCGCTTCGATTGTAGATGCGGGTACGTATTACAACATGCAATTTCGTGATGTAGATTGGTTGCGTGCGGCGTACCCAGAACCCGCAGCAATGGGCGTGCCGTTGTATTACGGACTCATCGATGACACAACGTTTTTATTGTCCAAGACGCCAGCCGTGTCATACGTAGTTGAACTGCATTACTACTACAAACCTTCGTCGATTGTTGACACCGGCACTAGCTGGCTCGGTAATAATTTTGATAACGTCTTGTTCTGGGGGTCGATGGTGCAGGCATACTTGTACTTAAAAGGCGAAGACGAATTGGTGAAGTCGTATGACGCACAGTTTAAGGAAGGTTTGTCACTACTAAAATCCGTCGGCGATGACGCATCTAAAAAGAGGTTGGTATGATTGTTACTACGACCAAAGGCGATATGGACGATTCGCTGCTTGCGAAAAGGACTGGGGGCCACGACAACGATAACGAAACCGCATCATGGGTTGAGTATTGGTTGGACGGTGAACTGGTTCATAGGTCTGCAAATGTGGCTTTGAAGCGTATGCCACTTGTGTTTGCAACGCAGGGAACTTTGGGGGGTTAATTTATGGCTAATACTCAAGCAATGTGTACACAGTTCAAGGCCGACATTATGAACGGTCTTCACGCCTTTGGTTCTTCGGTTATTCGTGGTGGCACGACCAAAGACACCTATTACATGGCGCTGTATCTGGCCTCGGCTACGCGGAATGCATCCGACACGGTGTACAGCGCCACAGGTGAACTTGCGGCTACGGGCAACTACACTGCGGGTGGGGCTGCGCTCACAACTGCTACCGCGCCAAGCACCACCGGCACTACTTCGTTTTTTACTCCGTCGGCATCGGTATCGTGGACGGCGTTAACGTCATCGGGGTCGTTTGATGCTGCACTGATGTACAACTTTACGTCATCTACAAAACTTGCTGTAGCGGTGTTTACGTTTGGCGCTCAATCAATTACGGCTGGCACGTTTTCTTTGACGATGCCGACGAATGATGCATCCACGGGTTTGATACGCATCGCTTAAAATGGCAACGATCACCACGTATGTCGGTTATGGAACTGGTGTATGGGGTCGCGGTGGGTATGGTGAAAGTTTAGTAGAAGCGGCAATTGATGGTGCAAGTGCTACGGGTGATACGGGGACGGTGACGGCTGCGTCCTCGCTGGCGCTGACGGGCGTAAGTGCTACGGGTGATACGGGGACGGTGACGGCTGCGCCTTCGCTGGCGCTGACGGGCGTAAGTGCTACGGGTGATACGGGGACGGTGACGGCTGCGCCTTCGCTGGCGATTGCGGGCGGAGGTGCTAGAGGCACTACGGAGACGGTAATGGGTGCACA